GGCCAAGTGCATGAGTTCAGCCAGGCAGACGTTGATGGCATGGTGGCCAGCTACAACCCGGCCGTGCGTGAAGCACCGCTGACGGTTGGGCACCCGAAGGACAACCTGCCGGCCTATGGCTGGGTGAAGTCGCTGGCTCGCAATGATGCCGGCGTGTTGACCATCGACCCGCACAAGGTGGAGCCCCAGTTCGCCGAGATGGTGAAGGCGGGCCGCTTTGCGAAGCGCAGCGCTTCGTTCTACCCACCCCAAGCTCCGAACAACCCGACGCCCGGCAAGTGGTACTTGCGGCATGTGGCGTTCTTGGGTGCGCAGCCGCCTGCGATTGCGGGCCTCAAGGACATCGAGTTTTCTGCAGGCGACGCTGATGGGGCTGTCTGCTTTTCGGAAATCGAACCCATCGACACCCAACAGGAGTCAGACGACATGAGCAAGGAACTGGAAGAGAAGCTGGCCAAGGCCCAGGCCGACCTGGCAGCCGCCAACAAGAAGGCAGCCGATGCCGAAGCCGCAGCCAAGGCCGCAGCAGATCAGGCCGCATCGTTTGCCGAAAAGGCGCGCGCTGACCGCAAGGCTGGTTTCGTGTCGTTCGCCGAAGCCCAGGTGCAGGCCGGCAAGTTGCTGCCCAAGGACAAGGACATGGCCGTGGCCACGCTGGAAGCGCTGGCCGACGCCGCCCCGGTGGAGTTTGCCGAGGGTGATGCCACCCGCAAGGTGAGCCCGGCGCAGTGGCTTCAGGACCTGATCGGCGCCAAGCAGCCGGTGGTGAGCTTTGGCCAGTTCGCTCCTGGTGCTGGTGCTGCCGCCGTTCAGGTGGGCGCAGCCAAGGGCAAGTCGGATGCTGAGATCGACCAGGCCGCCAAGGCCTATGCCGCTCAGCACAAGGTGAACTACTCCGAGGCCCTGAACGCTGTGACGGCCAGCTTCACCTCCTGATCAGACCCGCGCTGATCCAGGACCACCCAACCCATTGATCGTTCGAGGACATCACCATGGCTATGACCCCCGCCGAAATCCGGCTCAAGCAGAACCCGATCCTGACCAGCCTGCTGCTGGGCATGGGTCAGGGCACCTATGTGGCTGAAAAGCTGATGCCGCGCCTGCCGCAGGCTCTGTCCAGCGTGACGCTGGCCCAGCTGGGCGACGAGCGCCTGCGCCGCTACAACACGCGCCGCGCTCCTGGTGCACCCACCAAGCGCGTGAACATCAAGTACGAGGGCAAGACCTATTCGGTCGAGCAGTACTCGGTGGAGGTGCCGATGCCCCGTGAGTTGCTGCGTGAGGCCGATGAGAGCCGCAAGCTGAACGTGGGCAACTACCTGGACGTGAGCCGCATTGCGATGGCCACGGCCAACGACATCCTGGGCTTGGACTATGAGCTGGAGGTGGCGACCCTGGCCACGACAGCGGGCACCTATGCGTCGGGCCATGTGCTGGCCTTGGCCGCTGGTACGAAGTGGTCGGCATTGACGGGCACGCCTGTGACCGACATCCGCACCGCCGCTGATGTGATCCGGAAGAAGATCGGCAAGCGTCCGAACACGCTGACGCTGAGCGCCGATGCCTTGGTGGCGATCACGATGAACCCCGAGGTGAAGGGCTACTTGCCGAGCTCGAACCTGGGACCGGCCACCATCGAGCAGCTCAAGACCATCTTGAACGTGGCCGAGATTGTGGTGGGTGATGCGGTGTGGATCGACGAGACCGACACCGGCCGCGATGTGTGGGGCAACAACGCCGTGCTGGCCTATGTGCCGAAGATCGGTGGCTCTGGCGCCGACATCAGCCTGGCTGAACCCGGCTTCGGCTTCACCAACGTGATTGAAGGCCACCCCTTCAGCGAGGCGCCGTACTACGACCCGGGCAGCAAGAGCTGGATCTACGGTGCGACGTATGAGCGCCGAGCCAACGTGGCCTACAACACCGCCGGCTTCCTGTTCACGAACCCGAAGTAACACCCGTAGCGCAGCGATAGGCCAGCAATGGCCTGGGGCGCCCCGTAGGCATCGGTCCTGCGGGGCCACCTCGAACGAAGCAAAGGACCCGAAATGCCCAAGTTGATTGCCCTCGTGGCCACCGCAGTGATCGTGAACGGTGAGCGCACCGTCATCCCTCCTGGCGGGGAGCTGCCCGACGACCTGCCCACCCATGACGTGAACGAGCTTGTTGGCTCTGACGCGGCCGAGGACGTGGCCAAGTCGATGCGTGACGCACGCAAGGATGAGCTGGCTGAGCTGGCCGCCCAGGAAGAGTTCCAGAAGGCGCGCCAGAAGCAGCTGGCTGAGCAGGAGTCGATCAAGCCGACCGATGCCACCACCGGCAAGCCTGCCGCCAAGAAGGCCGCCAAGTAAGGCAGCCCGGCCCGTTCACAACCCATCTCGATAGGAGCCATTCATGCCTTCTCAAAACAACACCGGCCGCCAGTTTGACAAGCAGCATGCTGTCACGGTGGTCCTCACTGCCGCAGTGGCAGCCAACCGCTTCCTGGCGTATGACGGCGGCTATCCGTCGATCGCTGGCGGTGCCAAGGACGTTCAGGGCGTCACGGAAAACGCCGGTGAGATCGGCGATGCCGTGAGCGTGACCACCGGCTACAGCCAGTTGGTTGAGATTGAGGCTGCGATCGCGTTCGGTGCCTTGGTCAAGGTGGGCACGGACGGCAAGGCCGTGACCGGCACCGCAGCCGACCACTGTGGCCGCGCCCTGGGCGCTGGCACGCAGGCTGGCCAGCTGATCGAAGTGCAGCTCTACAAGCACGTGCACGCCTGATCCACCCAGGGCTGAACCATGGACTACGCAACCGTTCAGGACTTGGTGGACCGGTTTGGTGAGCAGGAGTTGATCCAGCTGACCGACCCGGACCTCCTGGTCGTCAATGCCGCAAAGGCCGGCCGGGCCCTGGCGGATGCCCAGTCGTTCATCGACGGGTTCATTGGCCGGGTGTTCAGCCTGCCGCTGAGCGGTTGTGTGAAGCCTGCGCCCACGGTGGATGACCCTGCGGCCGTGGCCATGGTGGCGCCGCCTCAGCTCACCCGCCTGGCGTGTGATGTGGCGCGCTACTACCTGTACGACGACCTGGCGCCTGAGCATGAGGTGTATCTGCGCTTCAAAGCGGCAGACCGCGAGCTGCAGGCCATGGCCGACGGCAAGGTGGTGGTGACCTGTCCATGGGGCGGCACGCCTGGCACGTTGGTGTCGGGCAGCGCGCCTGGTGATGGCGAGGTGCTGTTTGGCTTCAGCCGGCGGCAGGTGACCGACGACTCGATGCGGGGCTTTGCATGAGCGCGCAGGGCCTGACCGTCGAGGAGTCCAACGACTTCATGGCCATTGAGCCGCGCCTGGTCGACTTGGTGAAGGCGGCGGTGGCCGACATGTCGCCGGCTGTGCATGTGCTCACCACGTCCGACATCCAGGACGTGGCTGAGAAGGCGCAGCACACGCCAGCTGTGCACCTGATCTACGGCGGTCACAAGGTGGTTGAGGACCAGCGCATTTCCCTGCGGCTGGAGCACACCTGGTACGTGGTGGCAGCGGTGCGCAATGTGGCTGCAGCCAAGGCTGGCCAGGCTGCCCGCCGAGATGCTGGGCGACTGGTTGCACGTGTGATGGGGGCGCTGTTGGGTGCCTCTGTTCAGGGTGCGACGCGGGCCCTGGAGTTGGTTACCCCGCCGAAGCCGCGATACGTGGCTGGCTTTCAGTACATCCCCTCGGCCGTGGTGGTCGAGACCGTTTTCCGCAAACCTTGATAGGAGCCACACATGGCACAGGAAATCATCAACAAGATCTATCGGCCCTCCATGAACGTGGGCCAGGTGTATGCCAAGCCCTATGGCTCCGCGACTTTGCCTGTGCCGATTGGCAACGTGCTGGAGCTGGGCCTGGAGCACACCGAGGACGTGCAAAAGCAAGACGACATGACGGCCCTGGGCGGCGGCGTGCATGCCGAGACGCGCCGGGTGACGGACGTGAAGATCAAGATGAAGCTGGCTGATCTGAACGTGACGAACTTGGCCCGCGCGGTGCTGGGCACTGTGACGGGTGTGGCAGGTGGCACGATCGCCGATGAACCCCATCTGGCCACGCTGGGTGGCTTGGTTCGCCTGGCTCACATCAAACCGACCTCTGTGACGGTGAAGAAGGGCGCAGACGCGGCCAGTGCGACGCCCGTGGCCGGTGCGAACTATGAGGTGCGCGCTGAGGGCGTGTTCATCTTGCCGAATGCGCCTGGCGTGACCAACGCCGAAAAGCTGTGGGTGAGCTACACCTACGGTGACTACGCCGCCATCGAGGCGCTGACGACCAAGTCGGTGGAGCTGGAGTTGACCTTCGGCGGCCTGAACGAGGCGGACGGCGGCAACCCCACGGTGGTGGACATCTTCCGCTGCAGCCAGGGTGTGACCAAGTCGCTGGCCTTGATCAACAAGGGCTTTGGCTCGCTGGATGTGGAGGGCTCGGTGCTGATTGACCCCACCAAGACGGGCGTGGGCATCAGCCGCTACTACAAGACCAGCATGGCGTGAATACCGTACTAGAGCGCAGGTAAATGCCGGGGTTGCACCCGGGCTTAGCGGGCATGCGCAGGGGCTGGGTCAGTGATCCAGCCCCGCAAGCGGATCAGAGCCACCTGCCACCAGGTCCGAAAAGCAGCCAGCCGAAAGCGCAGCCACCTGCCGCGACCACGCACCAGGTCGACAAAGTCGCACCGCCCATCAGGGCGGTCATCAAAGCCAGCAGCAGAAACAGTCGAGACATCACCTCATTATGGCCATCAAGCCCATCGAGATCATCATCCGGCTGAAGGATGAGTTCAGCAGCATGCTGGGGAGCACCCAGGCGAAGCTGGCCGCGCTGGCTTCGGTGGTGGCTGGGTTCTTTGGGGTGACGCTGTTTGCCGGCGCGGTGAAGTCTGCGGCCGAGTTCGAGGCGGCGTTGTCTCGCGTCAAGGCGGCCACTGGTGCGACGGCCGAGGAGATGACGCTCCTCAAGCAGGCCGCTGAGGATGCGGGTGCGAACACCAAGTACACGAGTGTCGAGGCCGCAGAGGCGCTGGAGAACCTGGCGAAGGCGGGCCTGGATGCCAAGAGCGCGATCGCCGCGCTGCCGGCCGTGTTGTCTCTGGCGCAGGCGGGTGACATCGAGCTGGGGCAGGCGTCGGAGTTCGTGACCAAGGCCGTCATGGGGATGGGCCTGGCCTTCACGGATGCCGGTCGCGTGGCGGACGTTCTGGCGATGGGTGCGAACGCGTCCAACACCAGTGTGACGGGCCTGGCCCAGGCGCTGTCGTATGCCGCGCCTGTGGCCAACAGCCTGGGGCTGAGCCTGGAGACCACGGTGGCGATCATCGGCAAGTTTGCCGATGCGGGCATTGATGCGAGCCGTGCAGGTACGGCGCTCAACAGTGTGCTGTCGCAGTTCAGTGATCCGGCGAGCAAGTTCCGTGAGCAGCTCAATGCGATCGGGATCACCACCGGGGACTTCGAGCTGGCGTTGCGCCAGTTGGCCGAGGCAGGCCCGCGTGGCGCCAATGCGATCACGGCTGTTGGCCAGGAGGCCGGGCCAGCGCTGCGGGCTTTGCTGAACCAGGGCATTGGTGCGCTGGATGACCTCAAGGGCAAGCTGGATGAGTCGGCTGGCAGTGCTGCCCGCACGGCCGCGATCATGGAGGACAACCTGCCGGGTGCCATGAATGGCCTGGCGAGTGCCTGGGACACGGTGAAGAGCGTGTTGGGCACGCCGGTGTTGCCTGTCCTCAAGGATGCGGTGAACGAGCTGGCCGGGGCGATTCGTGGGGCTGTGTCTGACGGCACTGTCGCCAAGTTTGGTGAGGCGATCGCTGAGGCGTTCCGCTCGGGCATCAAGTGGGGTCGTGATTTCCTGGCGCAGATTGATTTCAAGGCGCTGGTCGAGTCGATGCAGACCTTTGCGTCGCGAGCTGGCGAGGTGTTCACCAAGGTGGGTGAATATGCCAGCACTGCAGGCAACACGGTCAAGATGGCCTATGGGGTGATGGCCGGCGGCGTCAACACGGTGCTGGCGGCGATCTATGGCATCGGGTCGGTGTTCGCCGAGGTGGCGTCGACCGTGATGACGGGTGTGGCCAAGCTGCGGGAAGGGCTGGCCACGGTGACGTTCGGCGGGTTGTCGGCTGATTTCAGCCGGGCTGCTGATGATGCTCGCAATGCGGCCCAGGGCTTTGGTGAGGCCGCTCAGGCGATGCGTGACAAGGCGGCGGCGTCGATGGATGACGCTGCGAGCGCGGCTCAGCTGGCCCGTGACGGATTTGTGGGCCTGGCCACGGCGGCGGACAAGACGGCAGAGTCGAGCGCCAAGGTGGGCGATGACGTCAAGGCCATGAGCACGGCCGTGGCCGAGGCCGGCGTGGTGGCTGAGGCGTCAGCCCAGAAGCAGGTGCAGGCCGCGAAGTCTGCCTCGTCGGCTGTGGCTGAGCATCGGGCCAAGGTGGCCGAGCTGCGTGCCGAGTATCAAAAGCAGATGGGGCTGGGCAACTTGCAGGCTGCGGCCGAGGTGTTGCTCAAGATCGACCAGGCGCAGAAAGGTGTGGCCGCGTCGGCCGCGCTGTCGAGCAAGCAAATTGAGGCCAACGCAGCGGCCATCGCGACCAGGAACAAGGTGGCGCAGGCTGGTCTGAACCTGGAGCTTGCCCAGGAGAAGGCTGCGGAGGCGACCGCTCGCGCTGCTGGCAATGAGGCGGCGGTGGTGGCCTCAAAGATCCGGCAGAAGGAGATCGAGATCAAGATCGTTCAGGCCACGGTGAAGGCCATGAGCGATGAGGCGGCTGCATCCATCCGCGTGGCCGAAGCGAAGATGGCCGAGGCCCGAGCCAGCAAGGACGGGCTGAGCCCCGAGCTGGAGGCCGAGCTGCGCGACCGCATCGAGTTGGCCAAGGCGAGGCAGCTTGAGGCGAAGGCGGCTGAGGCTGGCATCGAGTCGCTGCGCGCTGAGATCACCATGCTGCGCAACGGCACGGATGCACGTGACAAGCACAACGATGCCACGCGCCGCAGTGCCCAGGCACGTGATGAGGCGACTGCTGCACTGGAACGCGAGAACTCGGCACAGGAGCGTTCCATTGCTGCCCAGGAGAAGGCCATTGAGCTCAAGGAACGGGCTGCAGAGTTGGAGCGCAAGCGGCTGGGCATCGACAAGGAGGGGTTCTCTGTCGGCTCAAACGGTGATCGGATCGTGACGGAGGCTGAGACGCGGGACTCCCTTTACGAGAAGGCCAAGAGCGCTGGGCTGACTGCTCAACAGGCAGATCGCATCTCGAAGCAGTTCATTGATGAGCGTGGCCAGGCTGCGGGCTATGCGAGCTATGCGCAGCAGGCCGGGGAGTCATGGTCGGTGATCGTGCAGCGGGAGATCATGAAGTTGGCGCGGTCCAATGACATGGGCGGTGCTGCTGGTGGGTTGTACAGCGGCGCTGCGGGATCAAGCGGATCAGGCCAGAACCAGACGGTCAACCATGTGGTGACGTTCAAGTCTGCGACTAAATCAGAGAGCGTCAACATGGCTGACGCGGATTCCGCAGCCAAGCTCAAGAGCATCCTGCAAGAACTGGCGGACGCCGCAGGGAGGTCTTCCTGATGGCCATCACCCTGACCCATGACGGCGTGACCGTTGCGCTCAGTGATCGCCTGGTGTGGGTGGATGAGTATTCCTGGAGCCCCATCGAGCAGACCAGCGAATACAGCACCACGGGGGCGCTGTTGATTGACGTGGGCGAGAAGCTCGCCGGACAGCCCATCACCCTCGAAGGCACAGAGACGAGCGCCTGGATCAGCCGCGCGACCTGCGATGTGCTGCGGGCGTGGGCTGCTCTGCCTGGCGTTGTGTTCCAGCTGGTGCTGCGTGGGGTGTCGCATGACGTGGTGTTTGACCACGCCCAGGGTGGCTTTGATGCGCAGCCCATTTGGAACCTGGCCGACGGTGAGCAGGCCGCTGACCAGGTCTACCTGCCTACCTACAAATTCTTGAAGGTCTGACGAATGCCTATCCAAACTGGTGATGTGAAACTGGTCAAGTCGGCCGTGATGGCGGACGTGCCAGAAGGTGGCGGTGCCCCGACAGGCATCGTGGTGCCAGATGGCGTGAGCAATGCGGTATTCCCCGACATCTCCGAGGTGGACCGCTCTGGCGGGCGCGTGATGATGCGCAAGGTATCGGTGAAGATCGACACGGATGACACCGATGCGTACATGGGCGCCAATGTCATCGTTGCCGAGCCGCCTGAGGACCCCCGCCTGTCGGTGACGCTGTTCTCGACGGGTGAGACCTTCGACACGCGCCTCCAGGCCCAGTCCCGCATCGAGTCCTACCTGACAGTGGGGGCCCAGTTGAGCGCCTATCTGTTTGGTGACCACATCGCTGGCCAGCGCACGTTGACGATGCTGGGGCGCACCAATGATCCGATTCCTCCGGTGGGCACGACCTTTGCCTTGCGGGCGTTGATCGCTGGGGTGATGCGTGAGCAGTATGTGCGGGTCACCGAGGTGTCTTCGGTCGATCGCACCTTCACGACGCCCGACGGCCGGGACTTCACGCGCCGGCAGCAAACCTTGGGTCTGTCGGATGCGCTGCGCTATGACTTCCCAGGACAGGCGCAGGCTTACTTCTCTGACGCGCAAATTGATTTCACGAATCGCACGCGTGTGTTTGACACGGTGGTGGCTGATGCGGCGCGCTATTTTGGGGTGGTGCCGCTGACCAGTGCTGCTGCCCTGGGTGACTTCACGGTCGATGCGCAGGACATCTACACCCAACTGGTGCCGTCTGCTCAGATTGAGACGCCGATTCCTGATGCACGCCCGAACCAGCAGACCGGTGCGCCCGTGGCTGCCGGTGATGTGATCGTCCAATCGCTCAGCCATGCGTTCACCACGACATCGTCGATGTACGTGGGCGGGTCCTTCCTTCCAGGCTCGCTGACGGTGGAGCGTGGGGGCATCACGCTCAAGGACTCTGGGGGCAAGCTGATCAACCAGGCGACGCTGCTGCAGGTGGGCACCGCAGACTCTGACAACGGGGTCTTGGGGCTGACGGAGAACGTGTTCGGCACCGGTGGTGGTGTGCATGTTGTGACGATGACGCCCGCTGAGCGGCCTGAGGTGATGACGCGCAGCTTTGCGGTGCCTGTGACGGCCGTGACGCAGCGTCTGAGCTATGCGTTGACGCTGACACCTCCTCCCGCGCCTGGAACTCTGGAGCTGAGCTACCGCAGCGGCGGGCGTTGGTACTCGCTGTTCGAGGATGGCTCTGGCCGCATTGCTGGGGCGAACACGGCTTTTGGTGCAGGCACGCTGAATCAGACGACGGGGACCATGGCGGTGACCTTGGGCGCGCTGCCTGACATCGACACCAAGATCATCCTGGCGTGGGCGCCGCAGGGCACCAGCATGAAGACGAGTGCGGTGGTGGCGGCCAGTGATTCGCCGCTCAAGGGGCGCTTCTTCTTCGCCGTGTTGCTGCGCGAGGCGGATGGATCGACGCCGCGCAAGATCAAGCCTGGGACGGTAGCTCTGGCATGGGACGATGGCGGTGCGCGCACGATCAGCGACAACGCGGCGGGCGTGGTGAGTGGCTACGGGGTGGGCAAGATCGACTACAACGGGGGCGCGATTCGTTTCAGCCCCACGACATTGCCGCCCAAGGGCACCGAGCTGACGGTAAGCATCACTGAGACTGTGCAGGACGAAGGTGTGGTGAGCGCGTTCGGCGATGGCGGCGCAAACTGGACTTTCAGCCTTGGCGGCTACGTGCAGGCAGGCACGGTGGAGCTGGCCGTGGCTGCGCAGCATGTGGTGCGCAACTTCCCGAACTATGACGTGCCGACGCCGAAGGTGGTTCGGGTGTTTGATGATGGGGCCGGCAACCTGGTCGTCGCCAACATCAGCGGCAACCTGGTGGTGGGCTCGGTGACCTATGCGACGGGGGCCTGCACGCTGTCAAAGTCAGTGGGGGGGTACAAGGATGTGCAGCAGCAGTGGCAGAACATCACGCCGATTGATGCCGCGGGTGATGTGTGGGTGCCTCGCGATGCCGAGACGCGCACGCTGACGCTCACGCTGCTCAATGGTCCGACCGAGGCACTGAACGCGCCGACGTGGGCTTGGTGGGGTGGCCAGCTGGCTGCTGCAGCGCAGACGCGTGCAGCGGTGAGTGACGGCGGCACCTTCGTGGCCACGGTGGTGCTGGACAAGCTTTGGTCCATGGGGTACAGCCGGCGCTTCACCATGGGATCTGATGTCTACACGGACGCGGGTGGTGCGCTGCAGCGCAATTTCTCTCCCGCGACGGGCATCGGCACGGTGGTGGGCGGCAGCGGAAGTTGGCTGGCCGTGGAGGTCGGGCCAGACTGGTGGTCAGCGCCTCAAGGTTGGAACAGTTGGGGCCACACGCGCCTGGACCAGTGGGTAGCTGGCATCAGTCCAGTCATTTCTGGTGTGGTGGGCACGGTCAGTGCGGGCATCACCAGTACGGCCCAGGTGATCGACAAGATCTTCTTTCGGACTGCGGTGGCGCCGATTCGCAACGGATCGTTTTCGATCACCGGGCAGACTCAGAATGGCCAGACGTTCAACATCACGGCCGGGACGAACGGAATCATCAACACGACGATCTCGAACGCCACCTATGTGCCCAGCGAGATGGTGGGCATGCCTGGCAGTTGGACGCAGCCGGCCTCTGTGACGGGCTCCATCGACTATGAGAACGGCATCGTGGAAGTGGCGTTTGGCGGTGGTGGCGTGCGCTCTGACACGCTTCGCTACAACGCCACGGCCTACACCTATCTGCCCCTGGATGCGGACCTGCTGGGCCTTGATCCAGTGCGATTGCCTCAAGACGGCAAGGTCCCGATTTTCAGGGCGGGTGAGTTTGCCGTCGTGGGCCACACGGCCGAGATCACGGCCACGGTCAGCAATGGCCAGACGATTGACTGCGGTCGTGTCCGCTTGAGCCGGGTGCGGATCGTTGGTGCAGACGGTGTGGTGATCAACACCGGCTACACGGCTGACCTGGAGGCGGGCACGGTGAGCATCGTGAACGTGACAGGGTGGAGCCAGCCGGTGACCATCCAGCACCGCATTGAGGACATGGCGTTGGTGCGTGAGGCTCAGATTGGTGGACGGTTGACGTTCACTCGTCCGCTTACGCATGCCTACCCGCTGGGCAGCTATGTGTCGAGCGCGATGGTGGCTGGCGACCTGTTTGCCCGCGTAAGCCATGTATTTGACCAGGCGACCTGGAACGGGACTTGGGCCGATAGCGTGGTGGGGAGTGCGTCGCTGGCGACGTTCAACGCTGCAGCCAACCCCATCGTGGTGACCAACAGGGGCGCGCTGACAGAGCGCTGGGCGATTCGCTTCACCAACACGACTTCGTTCGAGGTCATTGGCGAGAACGTGGGTCTGATTGCCGTGGGCAACACGTCGGCCGACTGCGCACCAATCAACCCGAACACGGGGGCACCTTACTTCAGTATCCCGGCCGCTGGATGGGGCGGCGGTTGGGGGCAAGGCAATGTCTTGCGGATCAACACGATTGGAGCTGAGTGCCCGTTCTGGGAGGTGCTGACCGTCCAGCAAGGGCCGGAGACGGTGCCCAACCACACATTCACCACTCTCATTCGCGGAGATGTCAACGCATGACCACCACCGTCAAATACTTTCACAGCGCCATGCCCGGCGCACCCACCTTGAACGGCGTGGCAGGATCGCTGATCGCTGTTCTGGATGCCTGCCTTGTCAATGGCTTCGGCCTGAAGACCGCCGACAGCGTGGTCGTGTCGGGCGGCATTGCCACCGCGACGTTCAGTACGGGGCACAGCTTCGAGCCTGATGTGATTGCGCTGGTTACAGGCGCGACGCCCGCTGGCCTGAACGGCGAGAAGCGTGTGCTGAGCACCAGCACCAACACGGTCACGTTCGACGCCACCGGCATCACCGACCAGACGGCGAGCGGAACCATCACGGTCAAGCTGGCGCCCGCTGGATGGGAAAAGCCATTCTCAGGAACGAACCTCGCAGCCTACCGCAGCCAGGACGTGACCGGCACGCGCATGTTCCTGCGCGTCGATGACACCGGCACGACCACCGCTCGCGTGGTTGGCTACGAGAGCATGTCCGACGTGAACACTGGCGTTCGGGCTTTCCCCCTCCAGGCACAGGTCGCCGGAGGCGGCTACTGGCCCAAGTCCAACGCCACGAACGCCACGGCACGCGCCTGGACGGTGATCGCAGACAGCCGAGGCTGGTGGCTGCACTCCCACACCGACCCGAACTTTCCCGGCATTTCAGGGAGCGTGTGGGGCTTTGGCGATTACGATTCGCTCAAGTCAGGCGACCCTTTCGCCTGCGCGCTGCAATGCTCGACGACGAACACGTCAACATCCAGCACCTCGGACTCGTATGCAGCGGAGTACAACGGGATGGGAAACGTAGCGGGGCCGTTTACGGCACGGTCGTTCACCAGCCTGGGAGGATCGGTGCAGCTTGACCATGCGCAAGAGTCGTATGCCATAAACACGGGCGTGTCTGGCTCCCTCTCAGGCGGCAATGTGCCCACCTACCCAAACGGGCCGAACAACGGGCTGTTCCTAAGCAGGAAACTTCTTGTCGAGCGTGGCGTGGCGCTGCGTGGCGTTTCGCGTGGTCTGCTGGTGACTGCGCAAAACTGCCATGCTCGATTCAATTGGCGAGACAAGGTTCCCGGCCAAGGGCAGTATGCGGGCCGCACGTTGATGGCGGTTAAGTGCGGTGGGCCTGCGAGCACATCCTCGGCGGGCGTCGTATTCTTCGACATTACCGGCCCGTGGGGTTGATCCATGCCAGCAGCACGCTACTGGCGCATTGCCAGCATTGAAACCTACGCGGGCGGCGACCTTGAACTGTCAGAGGTGGCGCTCTACGATGGATCGACCCGCGTTGATGGGTCTGCAACTGTGTCGTCTGTGGTTGCGCCAGTCAGTGGGTCGCTGACCGACTTGGGTGACGCAAGTTTCAGCACTTCGGCTCGGTGGGCCGGTGATGCTGTGCGTATGCCGGGGTTCGCTGTCGTGTGGGACTTCGGTGCAGGCGTCACCAAGGACGTGACGAGCGTGGGAGTTGCGGGGCCTGGGCAGACCACATTCGCGCACAAGTTCGTCGTCGAGTATTCGGACAACGGCTCCGACTGGACAGTGCTTTACACACCCCCTGTTGCGTCGAAGTGGCCCGGTGCAACCGCGCTCTACGTCATCGACGCAGCGGGGTCGGCGGACGATTGGCCCGCACTAATTGTGGGTCACGCCCCAGACGCCCATGGCTACAGCATCTCTACATGGACACGATCAGGTGACACGTTCACGCGGAGTGCCGGTGTTCCCTCATCGTCGTCTAATGCTGTCTACCGCATTGCAACAAACGGCGGCTGCGAGTTTTATGCCGCAGGGCACAATGTGTTCTCACGGTCGGGATACACCGTTGGAAATGGGGCGCCGTTTGGCACAGACCCCCTCGTCGTTGTTCGAGGCGCAGCCATCAGTCCTGACGGCACCTACTTGGTGACGGTCAACTCGAACAATAGCCCGTATATCAACATCTTCAAGCGGGTGAACGGGGTGTTTGTCAAGCAGGCGAACCCCGCAACGATACCCACTGGCGAGGCGTATGGCTGTGCGTTCGACCCGACCGGCACCTATCTGGCTGTGGCGCACTACACCAGCCCATTCCTGACGATCTACAAGCGCAGCGGAGACACCTTCACGAAGCTGGCGAACCCGAGCACGCTGCCGACAGGTGGCGCGCTCTCTGTTGCGTGGAACGCTTCGGGGGACTACGTGGCGGTCGGGCACAGCGTGAGTCCGTACATCACGGTCTATTCGCGCAGCGGAGACACGTTCACGAAGTTGGCGAACCCTAGCACGCTGCCGACAGGGGCCGGGAATTCATTGTCATTCGACCCGACCGGCACCTACTTGGCGCATGGAGACAACGGGGCGCTCGGATTGAACTTTTTCAAGTTGGTCGCAGGTACTTTGTCACATCTCGGCACGTATGCAGTCGGGGTAGGCAACGCTACCGGGTTGGCGTTCGACGCGACAGGCGCCTACCTGGCTGTCTCGAAGGATGGCGTGTCGGGCTTCGTCGTTTTCAAGCGCACGGGAGACTCGCTTTCGCTGCTCTCAACCGTCCAGATTCCAGGAGGGGTCTATTCGTACTCGGTCGCATTTCTCCCGTACAGCGCGCTCGCACCGAACATGGACCCGGCCAACTACGACGCTACACCACTGCGCACTGACGATCAGGCCGCGCCTTCGATGATTGGGGAGGCGGTGATCGGCTCCACGCAGCCCGTCACCGCAGCACTTCCTTCCCCGCTCGACATTTACGATGGTGGCCGGGGCCGCGTCACCGGCACCGTCAAGGAAAAGAACACGCCGACGAACACGCCACTGAAGCGGCGCGTCGTGTTGCTGTCGATGCCAGGATCGCGCGCTATCCGCGAGACGTGGAGCGATCCGGTGACCGGCGTATACGAATTCACCGACGTCGCGATGGATCGTGTTTACACCGTGGTGAGCTACGACCACACCGGCGTCTATCGAGGGGTGGTGGCCGACAACCTTGTTCCGGAGGTGATGCCGTGATTGAGTCGTCCATTGAATTCAAGACCGCTGCAAACACCGGGCGTCTGTCATTTTTGGATCAAGGCCCAAACCCGGCAACGCTGTATGTGTTTGGAGGCACGCGGGCGGCAAGCATCGGCACGCCTGCCGCAGGCTCTCCGCTGTGCATCATCACGCTGGCAACCCCAGCGGGCACAGTTGACGCTGTGACCGGCGCGCTGTCGCTTGCCCAGCTTGAAGATGGGCTGATCCTGGTGGGTGGCGAAGCGACGTGGTGCCGGGTGTTCAATGGCGATGGCGCGGCCTGCTTCGACATGGATGTGGGGCTGGAGGGGTCCGGTGCAGAGGCCATCTTGACGATGACCACGCTCTATGCTGGCGGCTTGTTGCGCCTGCTGTCGTGCAACCTGGGGTAAGTCGTGGCTGCGTCTGACCTGCTGTTTGAATCGCCCGCGACAGGCAGTGCCGACCTCGTTTTCGGCGGGTCCGATCCCGTCGGGCCGTCGCGCGTCGACTTCGCGATCACTGGCACGTTCGAGCCGCTGACCGTTTCGGCCGGGCTGGGCATGGTCACATCGGTGGCCATCACCGGCGCGTTCGAGCCGCTGACGGTCGCAGCATCGGCAGAGTACCGCAGCAACACCCAACGCCCCACCGTTGCTGCCACCACCATGGCGTTCGATCAGGCCGCGCCATCGTCCTCCGGTGTCGACAGCACCCTGAGTGACGCGCAGCATGCCTCTGTTGGCTGGGCCGCCCATCAGCAACAGGCCGCCCACCTGTTGCACGGCGTAGAGCACCAACTACCCGGCCGATTGCAGCCTGCCCGGCATGCCACGTCCACGGCCCTGCAGGATGGGCAGAATCTGGCCACAGGGCAGGATGCAGCCCTGCAGGATGCCAAGCGGTCGGTGCGCCTGCTGCTGGCCACTGCGTTCGAAAACGCCGCAGCCGAGCGTGCCGAAACAGCATTCCGGCTGCAGGACGGGGACCGTTCCAAACGTGCCTCGCGATCTGCGCTGATGCAGGAGGCGCGGCCACATCGCATGCCCCACACGTCCAGCGGCGGAGGGGCTACGCACCTCAATCGGTACTGGCTGGCGGCATTCCAGGAGGGCGTCCCGCCTCCCGCCGGTGTCAGCAAACCGCCCGTGCCGCCAGTTCAGCCGGGTGGCTGCTACACACCCAGCGCCCACCTGCTGTTTTCCTTCCCCGCTGTCATTGGCGGGGACTTGCTTTTCCAGTGCGGCGACTACTCGCCACCCACTCAGTCTGGCATCGTCGTGCCGGTCAGGAGGTTTTACATGGTCGTCAACAGTGTTTCATTGCTTGCCATGCCATCAGGCATTGAGCTCACTGCCCTGTCATTCGGTATGACGCTGGATGCTGACTCGTGGACCTGGTCTGTGCAGGCCACTCTGGATAAGGCTGCTGAGCCTCATGTGCGCCGAGGTGCTGGTGATCCGCCCGTGGAGCTGCAGGCATTGGTCAATGGCGTGCCCTACCGATTCTTGGTCGACAGCGTTGGCAGGTCCAAACAGTTCCCTGTCGAGCGCGTCCAGATCAAGGGGCGTGGTCTCGCCGCTGAGTTGGGCGACCCGTGGTGCCCTGAGTTGTCGTTTGGGAGCCTGGTTGATCGGACGGCCCAGCAGCTCATGTCTGACGTGCTCACCAACAACGGTGTGCCTATCGGCTGGGCTGTGGATTGGGGCATTGAAGACTGGCTGGTGACTGGCGGTGCGTGGTGGTTTCAAGGCACCTACATTGATGCGGTCAAGGACATAGCTGAGTCGGTGGGCGCGTATGTGCAGCCGCACCCAACGGATCGGACGCTACGCGTCATGCCCCGCTACCCGGTCGCGCCTTGGCATTGGGGCACAGTGACACCTGACCTCGTTCTCCCGGCGGCGGCCGTCCAGGTCGAGGGCACTCAGTGGATCAACAAGCCCGACTACAACGGGGTGTGGGTTGGTGGGATCAGTGCCGGTGTATTTGGCCCTGTGACCCGAGATGGCACATCAGGCAGCCTTCTGGCCCCTCAGGTGCGCCATGCGCTGATCACGGACCATGTCGCACACCGCCAGCGTGGTGTAGCTGTTCTGTCGGATACCGGGCGACAGGCTGAGGTGCTGTTGACGCTTCAGGTGTTGCCGGAGACCGGCATCATTCCTCCGGGCCTGATGCTGGAGTATGTTGGTGATGATGGCCCTGTGCTGGGTATCGTTCGCAGCACCTCAGTCAACTGGACCCGGCCTAAGCTGCGTCAAACAATTGCGCTGGAGACTCACGATGCGTAACCCATACAAGCAGCTGCTTGACCTGCTGCCCAGCTCCCCTTTGCTTGTTGGGGACGTCGTGGCCGTCAACGGCGATGTGGCTGTTGTTGAATTGCCTGGTGGCGGGGGTGTGCAGGCGCGTGGTCAGACCGTTGTAGGGGCTCGTGTTTTCGTCAAGGGTGGGGCTATCGAAGGTGATGCGCCTGCGCTCACATACGTCTCGGCGGCGGTTTGATTTGTTAACGCGCAATTCCTTTTCGCGCAGCTAAACTTTCCTGATCTCCATTTATCTCGCCTATGTGTGCTGCTTTATCGCGCCGCGCTTCA